CCTGCCGCTGACATATCAAGGGTGAGGGCTGTGATGGTTGAGGCGCCATCTTTGCCTTTGAATAATAAATCTTGGTCGCTAGTATTAGTTTGTATTATGTTTTCATTGCTTGAGTGATAAACAAGTAAATCTCCACCTGCTCCAAAACTTGCCGCGTTACCATCACTTAATTTAATTCCTGCGTTAAATGTGGCTTCACCTGCCGCTGACATATCAAGGGTAAGGGCTGTGATAGTTGAACCACCATCGTTGCCGACAAATAATATATCAGCATCTGAAGTAGCGTTGGAGATTCTAAAATTTCCGCCTGTTGCTATAAATTCTGGCGTGACATCGAGCCTAAATCTATATCTTTCTGAACCACCATCTTTGAAATATATATCACTGCCATCTGCATCAAGAATCAAATCTCCTGCAACATCTAGTGTTAGGTCGCCAGAGCTTAGGGCAATCGTAGTGCCATCTATTGTGATGTTATCTACTACTACACCTGCGTTGGCTGTAACAACACCACCAACCGCTAGAGTACTCGCCATATCCACAGCGCCATCAATGTCCACGACATCAAGGTTAGCTGTGCCGTCTACATCAATGTCTCCAGAAATATCTAGGCTTGCAAAGACTGAAGTTCCTGTAGCCGTCATTATGCCTGTTGCTGTAATGGCTGTACCCGTAATAGCCGCAGGAGTTGTGCCACCAATAACAGCACTATCAATTGTGCCGCCATTAATATCTGTAGTGGTAAGTACAGAGCTTGCTAGTGTTACAACACCAGTAGAGTCTGCAATAGAACCTGCGGCAGTGCCGTCTTTAGCCTTTAAAGTAGTTACTTCAAGATTTGTAGTATCTACTGTAGTTGCATTAACTGATGTAATGTTACCTGTAGTTGATGTAAGTGTAGTAATAGTAGTAGCGGCAATAGTGCCACCTTCAACTTTGTCACCAGAGATTTGATCGTCTGCAAGAGTTAATGTACCCGCTGAAACATTTAAAGTTTTTCCTGATCCTACTGTAATGTCTGATGTTGCAATAGTTGCCCCATCAATAGTTCCGCCATTAATGTCTGCGGTATCAGCTACAAGGCTATCAATGTTTGCAGTACCGTCAATGTATAGGTCTTTCCACTCAGAACCTGCTGCGCCTAAGTCATAAGTATTGTCTACGCTAGGAAGAAGATTAGAAGCTACGTCAGCACTAAAGGCTACTGTATCCGTAGCAGCATCACCAAAGGTTAAGTTACCTGCAATAGTTGCGTTGCCTGTAACAGTAAGATTGCCACCTACGCTAAGATCATTAGTAGCCGTTACATTTCCAGTAAGTGTAGAAGCACCTGTAACGCCTAGAGTTCCAGCAACCGTGGCGTTGACATCGACATCCAGAGTATCAATGTGAGCTGTTCCATCCAAAAATAAATCTTTAAACTCCAGTGAGGATGTCCCAAGATCAATATCATTGTTAGTAACAGGAACAATAGCACCATCTTGGATACGAAGCTGTTCAACTGTACCGCTTGAAACTTGTACATAAAAACCCCACCTGTTGTTTGTGTTATCTACAACAATCTTGTTTAAAAAGTCTATGTCACCAATCTGCGGAATGTTACCGCCTTGACCGCTAGTACCATCGTGCTTGTGTCCAGTAGAGCTGTCACTGCTTGCAGAGTATGCGAAAGCGTTTACTACTTGGTTAAATTCATTGTTAAATAAAGCCGCTGTAATTGTATCGCCATCAGCAAACGAACTTTGTCTTGTATAATTCTGAGCCATTAATTTATCTCCTGCCTGAAGGCATATAATCTATGTAAATACCGTTTACAGCGTATGATGGTTTTTGATCGTCGCTAAAAATTCTAAAGCTACATGTATGTCCAGAGCCTTCCAATGTAAGACGCTCCATAGGATCACTGGTTGCTCCAAAGGTTACAGCATTAAATGTTGCTGTTCCAAAGATAGCTGGTAAAGCAATTGTAGCTATAGAAAAAGGTTCTGGTTGAGGTATGTTAGGATCTTCATAATCATAACGCACCCTAAAACTAGGAAGAACTTCTCCTTCAGGACTAAAAGAAACTCTAGCATACTTCAAAGTTTTTCTAGTTCCTACGTCACCAAAGTCAAAGTCAGGAGTTTGGTAAACTGATGAAATATTAGTAGCCGCTCCTGCATTATAGAAAGAAGTACCTGTTGTATGGTTGTAAATATAACCATCTTTGTCACCATGATATACTTGCTCTACGCCATTTGCATCTAAGTCAGAAATAATACCCAGTGCTTGAATGCCTAGTGTTTCTGACCATTCAAAACCATTAGAGGTTAATGTTCCAATAATACCTTTAGCAACTGAAGGACTTTCAGTATTAGTACTATAAAATAATCTGTACTGAGACTTACTTCTTAAAACTGCGCTAGTAATAATAAAACCAGAGTTAGCCGCTACATCTTTTAATATTTCTTGTATTTGTCTACTAACAGAGCTTAACTCTACGTCACCAATACGCGCTGTGCCTGCCACAGTACGCACACCATCAGGTGCAAGAAATAAAATATCACCACCAATTTCTTGTATGCTGCCGTGAGATAAACAACCTACGTTAGTTGTAATAGGCGTAACTGATATACTAGCAGCATCGTTAATGTTAGAAAGCTTGTGAATACTGTTTTTACAGAAAATAATTAAATCACCACGAAAGCTTGCTAGTCCTACAACAGCATCAGAAATTACTACACTGCCTGATCCTGTACTACTAAAGCTATCTATATCATTTGTACCACTATAGTACACAGTATTTTTAGATGACGCATCACCAGCAACCACAAGGTGTTTATCGTGTATAACTGCTATTGCAGGGCCTACAGTGCTACTTACAGTAATTTCTTTAGCAAAAAAGGTTCTAGAGCTTAAACCCGCTGTTCCTGTCATTTGAAATAAAAATGGCTCATTGACCCCGTCACAGATTACAATTTGCCCGTAATCTGAAGTACCTTCATAGATTGCAAAAGTACAGCGTCCCTGATTTGTTCTATCGGCATTTGCACGGCTGTTAAAAGTTCCGTAGTCATCACCGCTACTATGAACAGAAGCCTTGTTTATTTGCATCCATGTTTCTTCACCATCAACACTGAAGAATATACCAGTGCCTGAACATACAATAACGCCATCAGCGTAAACAGCCATGCCTAATACTGCTTCACTACCATTTGGTTTTGTGTCACCAAAGGGTGTAAAGCCATCAATGCGCCTGTAGCCGCCATCAGGATCTACTTCAAAGTTACGAAGTCTTGTGGCTTGTCCCGGCTGCTGAAGCATTTCAAGCTGGTTTAGGTTGACGTTTAAACCGCCTCTACAAGAATATCCCCAAGGCTGAGACATTACACAAATCTCATTCTGTCATCTTTGAAATAACCGGGAGCTGGTTCCATAAGATGAAGGCGCATAAGTTTTAAACCACGCTTATAATCGTCTAGTGCAAATGCAGCAGCTTGTGAGTTTTCTTTAAACTGGTGCATGTAGTATCTAGCCCTTGCTAACAGCACAGGCTTGTAAGTGTCTGCAAATACAATAGCATCTCCAAAAGCATCAAGCTCTGTAGGAAGGTCGTAAGCATAGAACCAAATACGATATACTTTGTCAGGTATGGCGCTTAGACCAAACTTACGACTGTCTGGGCTGCGTATTACGCGAGAAGGAACACCATACTGTTGGGTGTCTGAAGCGTCTTTGTTCTGCGAGACTCTAAAGAAGTCTTTCCACTCTTCAGTAGTTGTGTACTTGAGGTTACGAATAGTATGCGGCGCTGTTTCTCCAGACACATCAACAGTTGTTAATAGGAAATTATCCCAATCAATGTAACCATAATCAGTTGTCACGCTGCTAGAAGAAGGTTTTAACTCGTACCAACGAGTACCAGCTACTGTTTCTACATACGCATTTCCGTACATGTGATCTGTAGCACCGCTTTCATCAGTAGCTAAAAAAGGCCACTGAGGTTCTTCGTTAACAATGTCTAAATAGCTTCTGTTAATACAGTCTTTAGCGTGTTGCTGAACACCGATAGCATTTGCAAAAGTAGCTGAAGTTAAAGCAACCTCATTTAGCTCTCGCAGTAGCTCATTTGTTAACGTAAGAAATGTTGCCATTATTAGTGTGCCTTTTGAATTGTGAAGTTAGCTTTTTTGCTTGCACCTTTATGAGGCTTAAACCCTTCTTTAGGATCTTTCATTAGTTTCTGAATTTTACCAACCTTCATCCAATGATAACCTTTAGGGGCGTCTACTTTCATTAGTAAGTTACGCTTTTATTCTTACCGGCCATTGCGCTACAAGCTTTTTCCATAGCAGCAATATCAGCTTTACCGCCCATAGCTTTACCACCATGAGCATAGCCACCACGAGGTTCGGTCATTTTCTTTTTCATCTGGCCTTGCATTTGATCTACCATGCTTCCACCCATATAACCGCCACGCATATATTTATCTTTCATTATTCTTGCTCCATGCTAAAAGTTTTAGAAGTCTCTCTAGCTATTTCTAATTCATTTTTATTACCAAAGATACGATCATAGTTGCTTTGATATTTATCTTTGTCAAAACCCTTACGAAAACGACTTTCTTGAGAAACAATCGCTTTCCTAAACATTACTGGCTTATCTTTACTTCCTATTTGTGGCATACATAAATCCTGTGTAAAAAGATTGGGGGCTTTTTACGGCCCCCGTTCAGTTTAGTCGATACCATAAAACGCTGAAACCATAGCATCTGGCCGCAGTACCTTAGCACCATATACGTGAAGACCACGTACAATGTCGCCAAAGCTATCTGGGTCACGAATGACTTCAGTGCTAGTAATGGTCTGAGCCGTAGCAGTAGCAGACATGTGACCAGCAAGACATTGACCAGCAGCGTTAGACGTTGCAGCAATGTTGTTAGTCTTATACATGTCAAAGCCACGCAGCTTGCCAGAGCTTACCAAACCATTACGGATGGAGCCTTGACCGGCGTTGTAGTCTACTGACAAAAGCTTAGATGAGCTTTGTACGAGNATTTCGTAAAACTCAGGTGAAGCCAAGAACCAACGACCTTCTTCAGGGATGTTTTGCTCGTCAAGAAGACGGGCCATACGAGAAAGAACGTCAATAGGATCGTGCTCAGATGAGCCAAAGCCAATGTCCAA